GTAGCTACCTCGAATCTAAAGTTAGTCTTACCTGTAATCCAAGCTCTGTAGTCATCACACTTCAAGCGCATATAGATTATGTCGGTAAACCACTCTGTGAGTCGATTTAGTGCCCACCGTTCCTCTTCATCCTCATTGGAGAAGCCAACTTTGTATACTAAGAAATCAGCATCAACGATGGCTTCTACAGGTCTATCCTTCTTAGAGGATGTCATCCGCTGTCTCTTGTTCCTCAGGTGAACCCTCAGGACTATAGATCTTCAACTCAGTAATCACCAGCTTCTTAATCGATGGTGCAGCACCGAACTTAGCTGACATCTTGTGACGGTATGAAGACACCAGTGCATAACACTTAGTGCCGTTACCAATCTTAGAGATGTCAATAGGATTACCTTCTTCATCCACAGGCTCAAATACGAACTTAGACTTACCAACAATGAACTTACCCATTGTGTCTTTGTCTTTGATCTTGATGCCCAACTCTTCAAGCTTACTGCAAGCCGCATCACTCAACTGTCCCAATGTGCACTCATACTTATCGTTAGCTTCGTTGAACTTAGTGTTGTACTCTTTCATCCAGTTAGACCAGTACAACTCACCAGCAACTTTAACGGGTTTCATGCTGCTATCAATACTCATTTCATTTTCCTTAAGTTTTCAGTTTACAAAGTAAACGTTAATGTAGCTCTTTAGATTCTGGGTGAGCTACCATACCCATAGCCAGATCTTCTAAGTAAACCAATGCTGATAACAGTATTGTGTATACCTCTTCAAGATCTAGATCCTCTCCTATCTTAATCTTGAAAGTGTCACCTTCAACATTAAATAGTATTTGATTCTTATCGATGCTCTTCGACATATATTGCAGCCTTTCTTAAAAGTTCTTCACTATCACGTAAAAGACCTAGGCCACGATTACAGTTATTACATAGAAGTCCTCGAATTTTACCTGTTGCATGATCATGGTCAATAGACAAATGTTTATACCTACCATTCTCAGGACTTGAACAAATTGCACACACTCCTTTTTGTTCCTCAAATAACTTTGCATAGGTATCTAATGCACCTTTACCAAAGTTCTTTTCTAAGTTACGTTGTCGTATTGTATCTTTAGAAAGCAATAGTTTTCGTCTTGTAGAGGTACACCTTTTGCATTCTGGTCTAAGGCCATCTTTCTTTGAAGAGTCCTTTTGAAATTGATACAAAGGTTTTGTTACACCACAGTTTTTACAGCATTTATCAGTGACAGTCATACCAATTCTTTCCAGTCTTAAACTCAGCTCCTACAGGGCATCTAAACTTTAGAATCTCACCTGCATCAGCTGCTGCTTTAACTACAATCTCACCTACTATTGTACCATACTTTTCAGGAACTTCAATTTGTACCTCGTCGTGAACCCATGCAACTAGCTTAAATGGTATCTTTTTTGCAGTGAGTTCCTTGTGAAAGCACACAATCCATTGCTTAGCAATAATCGCTCCTGCCGACTGCAAGAGTGTATTAAGTGCGCTATGCTCAGATCTAATCTGCAACTTACGTCCGTCAAGACCCGGTATCCAGCCTTTTGCAGCGAAATTAGATACTTTCTTCTTAAGCTTAGCGTATGCTGGGACGTTACGTTGAAAATTATCAATAATCTTTTTCCCTTGCTTTTCTGAACCACCAATAATTGTACCGACTTTACCCGGTGAAGCACCGTAGAGTGTGGCATAGAGGACAGTCTTGGCAAGATCTCTCGTAGCGACTCCAAATGCGTTCTGATTTCTCGTGTGGACATCTCCATTTACAACCTCATTTGAATATTCAGGATCATTAAGATAGTGAGCAAAGCAACGCAACTCAATACCAGACAAATCTGTGCCAACAAGTACATTACCTTCCTCAACAGTCCAGCAACTTCTACATTCTTTTCCATATGTTGACCTAGTAGCGGGTATCTGAGCCATATTAGGTGTGCTATGCGTAGCTCTACCCGACACAGCTCCATTCGTGATCACCTTACCGTGAACTCTACCGTCCTTACCTACAGCCTCTAACCAGCTTTCAATCTGAGCTACACGTTTCTGTAGCATCAGGTATTCAGCGATCATCTGAGCCTCAGGAATCTTAACCTTAGCCAGTACAGATTCATCGACAATAGGCTGCCCCTTCTCAGTAAAGTCCTTAGGCTTCCATCCTAGCTCCATCAGCTTTTCTCCGATCTGCTTTCTACTTCCGGGATTGAAAGTATCAACGCAGTCTTTGATAGGCTTTCCACTTGTCTTGTGGAACCTTGGAGTGATGACTGGAGGCCACCTCTCTTGCATCTGCTCATATATTCCTGCCATCTTTCCTTTGATGTCAGCAAGTAAGCAGGTTGCGAAGGGTAAGTCAAGTTTGAAGCCATTACGTTCCTGTTCAGCTATGATAGCAGCTACCTTATGCTCAAGATCAAGGCTTTCTTGTGAAAAGTCTTTCTTAGCGAATTCATCAGTAAGATGCTTATAAAGATTACAAGTGACCTCAACATCCCTAATGCAATAATACTCCAGAAGAGACATATGAGGAACGTTAAAGCACTCACCTTTGTACTCCTCTCGTCTGTCCATTAACCATTGCCATATCCTTTTGTAGTCAACTTTCTTTATCGATCCCATCCTGTCGCCCCAAGCTTCTAAGCTGTGCCCGTTCTCTATTGAGGGATTTAACAACCTTGAGGCTATCAACGTATCGTACACTTGGCTCAAACGAATCTTCGTATTCCAATGCTTGTTCAATATCTGAAAATCGAAGCTTATCCCGTTGTGGGCTACTATCAACGTAGTGTCCTTTAAATACTCCACGAGGTTGTTTGCTGCTTTCCATACGTTAACTTCTCCAGTGTCAATGTCCTTAGTTACTACCATCCAGATCGTGTTGTGATCTAATGTTGTCTCGATGTCTAGAACGATACGTTTCATACTCAGCTTTCAAGTCTTCATAGTGATGGATAAGCAGTTGATACTTTTCTTGCAGATCATAGTACTTACTTTCCAAGTCAATCATTCTACCAGCTATCTTATCTAAGTCCATCATGTTTTACCTCTATAAGTTAACTCAGGACAGTAGTACACAGGAGCTTCCTTCCAGTTAGGACGATAGGTATACTTGATAACTGTTCCAACTTCTACAGTCTGTACAGTTTTCTTCTTAGACCTATAAGTTCTCTTGTGCATAGCTTTCTTGTCCTTGTTCTTCAAAGCCCACTCACGATCTCTAAGCCTACGTTGTTCAGCTCTCTGAGCAATAACTTCAGGAGGAACTTTAAGGTCAATCATACGTTGCATCCACTTAGGGATAGCTTTACTGTTATTCACTTTGCAGCCTCCATGTACAATCCTACGTTACCTAAAGCATAGCCTACAAAGGCAATGCCTAAGCCCATGTTACCTTTGATGAGTAAGTCTACAGCCACTACAGTGTAGACAACCCCTACTACAGCAATTAGCCATGCACTCATTTGTCTTGTTCCTCTTTAGGTTGTTCCTTAGGAGTCTCTTCCTTCTCCTTTGGCTTGTCACGTCCAAAGATAGCATCCCAGCGTGAGTCATATTCCTCTTGAGTCACACTGTAAGGTCTAGGTGAGCTTCCCTTTCCACTCATAGCACTTCCTCCTGCATCTCCATCATACGTCCAGTTTCCATGTCATACTTAAGTACACAAGCTGGGCCTGTATAGCCATTGTAACGATTCTTAGCTACAGCTATCTTAGTCATGTGACGTTCATTCTCATCCTCAGCCATGCTATTACGCTCCAATGTAATAACAGCGTCTGACAACTGAGCAATAGAGCCTGAGCCTCGCAGCTGAGATAACGATACAGCCTGTCCATCCTCATGTCCTGCATTACCTTGAGGTCTACGAAGGTGACTTACACAGATCAATGTAATCTCTAGCTCTTGAACCAGTGTACGAAGCTTCGTCATCATGTTATCAATAGCTTTACGCTCATCTCCAAGGTCTTGACCAGATACAACAATGGAAATGTGATCAAGAAATATAACCCTACAATCGCAAGCTTTAGCCATGTATCTAATTCTGTTCGATATATTGTCAACATCGCTACTCCCGAAATGATCAAAGAGATAGATACGATTACTCCCAAGTGTTGCATCAAATGCATTTTTAAGCTCCTGTTCTGTTGTTGGTGTATCAGGTAAGTGCAACAGCTTATTAGCGTGCAACGACATGATACTTCTAGCTGTCTTACGTGTTGACTCTTCGAGGAATAACCCTCCAATGTTCCACTTCGTAGTGTTCAGAATGTTAAACAATATCTCACGTAGAAACTGACTCTTACCCAAGCCTGAACCTGCTGTGACTGTCACTAACTCCGAAGGACGCATACCATAGAGAAGCTTATTCAATCCCTTCCAAGGATACATAGCCTCAGCCTTAGCTTCAGGTTTAATCACTTCCTCCCACAGTGAAGCTGCATTGATAATCCCATCTGGGATGTAAACCTCAGCTCTCCACCACTCATTGACAAACTCTTTGGTAGCCCCTGCAATGAGGTAATCACAAGCATCTTTGTAGCCACTCAAATGCTTAACAATCTTAGCCTTCTGTCCGAACAGTTCAGCTACTTCTTTAGAGGCCTTCTTACCCGGCTCATCAGCATCAAAGCAGATAACAATGTTCTCAAAGCTATTGAGCCACTCATACTGGGCTTTACAGTCCTTTAAGGCCGCTTGTGCTCCATTCCTAATACTTACTGAAGGCCACTGGGAGCCTGTGAGTTGGTAGCCCGCCAAGGCATCCAGTTCTCCTTCGTAGATTGTGACGTACTTACCCCCTGCGTGAAAGAGCTGCTGTCCGAACAACCTAGCGTCCTTGAATGAGCCAAGAATGCTGAAAGTTTTGTCTGCCACTCGTCTAACTTTTGCTGCGATAACCCCTCCGGCATCGTCAGTGTAAGGATAAAAGTGCTGTCCATTGTCTTGTGTAACTCCATACTTCTCACAGGTTTGTAAGTTAATACCTCGATCAGGTATCGATTTAATCTGCCCTTTGATGTCTAACATCTGAGTCTTTCGTGGTTGTACTGCATCTCGTTTAACTGTGAAGTCATCATATTCATTCTCATGATGTGTTTCATGACAGTTAAAGCAATAGGTGTGATTGTCATCGTATAAAGCACCTGCGTCTGAGCTACCGCAGTATTCACAGGGTATGTGCTTAACAAACTTTGACTCACTTGGTTTACGTACTATGCTAAGCATCTTTAAGCACCTCTCTAAGGCCTTCAATCGTGCTCAGAGCCTTTTTATCTGGGTATCCATAGTAGATGTCCCCTCGGATCTGAAAAGCTGTGAAATCCTCTAGCATTGACAGCGTGTCAGCTAAAGCTTTAAGGCTTGAGTCACCTGCTAAGGGTGTAGATGGGAAAGGCCAAGGTTTTGTATCGTCAATATCAGTCATTTAGTGAGTACCAGTCTAATTAAAGTTACTATGAAGACAAACAGTGCCATCATCATGACAACGGATCATCCAAGGGTGAAACACATCCATCACCTAAGCGTTTAATCACGACATCAGCTACATCAGCCATAACTCTGTCACGACCATTATTCAAGATTAAGTCAGCCATGCTGTCAATGACAGACCAATACCAACATTCATACTTAACGACATCCATGTCAATGTCATCATCACAAATCATTTCAATAGACATAATTATCCTCCTAGGGTTAGTCTATAAATTTTAAGAGTCCTACTTAACTTTCCGTGCCTTTGGCACTTTAAAGTTACTTTATAAGTAAATATATAAAGATACTTTAATAGTGTATTTAACTTTAAAGACTTCTATGAAACATCATAGGTACTTTAAAGTAAGGGTAGCATACTTTGTACAGATTGTCAATAGTCCTTTCCATCTAAGGTGTCACCAATGTTACTCTCATGTTCATCTTCAGCTTCTACGCTGTCGTCAATGTCATCCTCTGAGATCAGATCTCTTCGGTCTTTAGTGGGCAGATTAGCATCCATCTGTACAGTTTTAAAGCATTGCTGACATAGGTCTATAAACATCCCTGTTACAGCGTGTTTACGTGTAGCTTCAAAGTCTGTCAGCATCTTGTCACAACATAGGCACTTCATTGTTGCCCTCTTTCTCTAATTGCATCACCGTAACCACTCATAAGCTCTCCAGTTGCTTGCCAGTACTTTTTGTCTAGCTCATCACATAATGCTGCGCACTTTTCTCTCTCATGTTCTATTATCAATTTAGCAAATTCTTGTAAAAGTTTAATATTTACAACTTCTTTGGTTTGATACCAGTGTGGTAGTCCGACTTTTCTAGCCAACTTAATAATTTCATCTTGTGTCATACATTCTCCGTGACTTCTATCAATTCCATCTCTTCAGGGTCATAGCCTAAGGTTTCAAACACTTTACCTTCAGCTTCCTCTTCACTAGAGGCCATCACCCATACTGACTTCGTAGGGCTTACTTGATAACAATACTCATTCATGATCATTTAGACCTCCGCTTTAAAGGGTTAACTGTAGCCCATGCTTGCATATGCACTGGGTGTCCATCTACATCGTAGCACAGACTGTAAGCCCCGTCTATGTGCTTGAACCATAACAAACCAATGTGAGTCTTTATTGGTGTTTCTTTAGGTACATCGTATAAAGGTTTTGAAGGTTGTTCATCCCAGTCTTTTAAGTCAATTTCTGATAACATTTACACATCCTCGCTTTCTAAAGTTATTTTAAAGTGCAAAGGTTCTCCAATGGCATTAAATGATGCTCTAAACGTTTCTAGCATTTCATCTAAGTCATCTTCACTTATGAAACAATCAAGTTTCAACGATACAAGGGCTTTAGTCTTGTCTTTAGAATAACCTCTAATTAAGGCTTTTGTGTAGTACATAGCTATCTACCCCTTACCTGATGTTAAATGAAGGCTTAGAGAGGCCATAGAGGGCTTCTAAGCTATGTTTTGAGTCATAGTCAATGGTCAGTTGTTCATATTGTTCAACTTTGAAGGCTTTTAAAGCATCCCTTTCAAGTTCAGCCCATTGATTGTGAGCTAATACATCGTACACGTTGAAGCCCTCATAAATAACCTCTTGAAACTCAATGTATTCAGTTTCAGGGTCAATCTCACAAAGTACTTTCACCACTGATCTATTGTCAGCTAGTAAAGTGTTAAAGGTGAATTGTTTCATGGTTTATATTTCCTATCAATGACAAGTTTATAAAGGTTAGCAGGTTGACCCTCAAGATTGTTATTATCTTGGAGCCATTCCTGAGCGAATGATAGCTTATTAAAGGTAGCAACGACAATACCTGAGGATATTGAGACAATCTTATACATTACCTATCCTTCACAATTTGAAAGGTTAACATTGTTTTGCGTTCATTGTTATCATTAAAGGCTTTTGTAAGCCTATAAGTCATTTCAGCCACTGCCTCATTAAGGGACTTATAAGGTAGCGTCTTAAGGTGTCCTGAGTCAGTGTAGATTGTCTTCAAAGGCTCATTGTCAATGTAAATTCTATACATCCAGAGTCCCCTTTGAAGGGTTTAGACGCTGTACAGATTGACTTAAAAGCCACTTGTCACCTAATAGACGTACTGAGCGAATCCACTTGCGACGATATTCACGCCTTACGTGCTCAGGTACATCGTATGACTTGAATAATTCCCGTGTGTGTTTTAATAGTTTAGTATTCATTGTTTAACCTTTTTAAATGTTACAGTTTTACCTTGTTGTTTCTCAAATAGAACTTGAAATTCTGCCTGTTCCTCTGAAAATAGCGTGTGTATTAGTTTACCTTTGTCATTGTAGACCTTCCACACTGGCTTACCGTCAAGCCTTCCAGTATCGGGCAAATAGTCTTGCTTCCCTTCATCAAAGAATGACCACCCTTCCCAATATCTGCGTTTATCGTCACAATCAAAGACAAGGGAATATTCACGCTTCCCTATCATCAGGAAATTATGGTTACGCTCAAAGCTACCGTGTCCAATGTTACCGCTAGCATATTGCCCATACTTAGGAAATAAGACGTACCAATGCTCACGTTCTAGATCAACAATCAGTTCTAGTTTGTGCTTGTTTACTTCGACGTTAAAATGTTTAATCATTATTCCTGCTCCTCTGACTCTTCAAGCTCTTTCAATTCATCATAGAAGTGACCTGCGATCTCTCTAAAATTGATCTTATAAAAGGCCGCTGAGATAAGGTCGTTAACAAAACCGTTAGTGCCTTCGTCTGAGTCAATCCACTCTTGAAGCATTGACTTGATGTGATCACCTAAACGATAGTCAACGTCTGACTTATCGTCCCATGATCCCATAAGACCTAGACAGACGTTAGAGATCTCCTCAGTTGCATAAGAGTCCTCACCGAGCCACAGATTAGCCAACCATGTCTCATAGTTAGTCCATCCATTGTATGTTTTATCAGTCATCATGTTTCCTTTGAAGGTACGCCGTAGCGTGTATCCCTGCAACATTGCAGGCCATAGCATCCTACCATAGGACGCTACAGTCTGCAGTGTCACTTAGGCGACTAAGATGTCAAAATAAGCCAATGCTCCGCAGGTCAGTGCAAGACCTAACAAGACTGCAGACAAGATGTCATAAAGTGTTTCTTTGTTCATGATGTTATGCTCCCTTTGCATAGTTACGAAGTGACTTGATATAACCCAGCTTGTCAGTGTGAGCTTGAATGTTACCCTGCCAAGCCACTACAATACTGCCTGACTTGCGTACACCTAAGAATCTGCCTTTGTTAGACTTATCCCCTGCGTAGACCATTTGACCCGCTTGAACGTGCTTGAGCAGGTCTGTAGGTACTGCCCAGATATCGAACATAGATTGATACTTCATACTGACTCCCTTTGGTTTGTTGTTGCGATGTATGTATTGTGCGACCCTATCCTTACGTGAACCTTACAACTTGCAGTTTATCCATACTTTTTCTCACAATCTGTAAGAGTTTTTCTCATGGTTCCTAAAACCTCTTTAAACGGCCTCTGAGCGATTATTCCTGTTTTAGTCACTGACCCCTTAGACAAAGTTACTAACACCACAAGTGATACTTATCCACAATTCTAACTCTTATATAAGACTTAACCTGTGTATAACTGTATACCCCTGCCAGTACCTTATCCACAGCCTCTTAATAACTTGTGAATAACTTTAGATATACCCTGCATAGTATCTTGCATACCCTTTAGAGTATCTTTGATACCCTTAGGAGTACTTGTAAGGGTTAACCCTGAGTATCCTTCAGAGGTACTTCAGAGGGTGCTACACCGTCCTACACACTACCTCTAGTTGACTAACTATATGTTGACTAACTAGACCTACTGAGTACCTGCGAAGTAAGTACTAACTAACTTGGCCTGCAAAGTGACGGGGGGGAGGGGTGACTGCTTAGTGATTACTTTTGTGGGAGCCTACAAAGCTCACAAAAAAGGTAAAATAGGACTAGACAGACATCAGAGATAACTGTATGATAAATATAATAAAAGTAATACTCTAGAGGACAATCTAGACACCCTGAGAATGGGGAACTCTAAAGTGTGACCAAGATCACATAAAAGTAAAAATAAATGTAAATATTTAAGAAAAGACTTGACAAATAGACAAACATAGTGTATAATATTCTACATAGGAAATAATTGTGTTTACTAAGAAGCCTGACCCCACTTCTTAGACAGACTTAGATGTACACCCTAGTAGGGGAACATAGAAGTTAAATACACTATTAACAGTTACTTATAATATATTACTTACTAAGTAAATTAATATTAATAACTAATATAAGTACTTATAATATTTATGTCTATGTAACATTTATGTTATATGTCTTAGTACTATATAGTACTTCACTTAGCAGTCTCCTATATAGGACAAAGACGAACCATGACAAAGCCAACAGGTAATAAAGTAGGACGTACCTCTAAAAGGGAACTTAAAGCTATCACTGAGAATCGTAGTGTCGGTAGACCTAAGGGTGATGCAGCTATTATCAATGAGTATAAGCTTAGGATGCTTAACTCACCTAAGAGTGCTAAGGTTCTAGAAGCTATTTATGATGCAGCTCTTAATGATGAACATAAGAATCAAGCTGCAGCATGGAAGTTAATTGTCGATAGGATTGTGCCTGTCAGTGTGTTTGAAGCTCAGAAGGCTGGTAACAATACACCAACAGTGTCTATCAACATTACAGGTTTAACGTCACCTACGATTAGTACAAGCAGTGAAGAACAGGAAGTGATTGATGTCTGAGTTAAACTTCCAACTGCTTAAATGGCAGCAGAGTGTCTTTAAAGACACTACACGCTTTAAAGTGGTAGCTGCAGGTCGAAGGTGTGGTAAGTCTAGATTGTCAGCAGTATCGTTACTGATTGAAGCTTTGAATTGTCCAGATGGCTCAGCTGTGATGTACATAGCACCTACCTTAGGACAAGCTAGAACGATTATGTGGGACTTACTGCATGAGCTAGGTAGACCTGTGATTAAGTCTAGCCATGTGAATAACTTAGAGATTACTCTGATCAACGGTAAGAAGATCTTAGTACGTGGAGCTGATAATCCCGATTCTCTGCGGGGTGTTTCCTTAATTTACGTAGTTATGGACGAGTGTGCCTTTATTAAGGAAGACGTATGGCAGAAGATCATCCGAGCTTCACTGTCAGATAAGAAGGGTAGAGCTTTATTCATTAGTACTCCAAGTGGTCGTAACTGGTTCTACGATACCTTTAATCTAGGACAGGATAACACTGATGAGGAGTGGAAGTCTTGGCACTTCACAACTCAGGACAATGAGACTATTGATCCTAAGGAGATTGAGGCTGCAAAGCGTACATTGAGTTCCTTTGCATTCAAGCAGGAGTACTTGTCTAGCTTCGATACCGCAGGTGCTGATGTCTTCAAAGAGGAATGGTTCAAGACTGCTGAAGAACCTAGTTATGGTAGCTACATTGTAGCCATTGACTTAGCAGGTTTTGAAGAGGTAGGTAAGAATGCTGGGGCATCTAAGAAGAGACTAGACGAGACAGCTATTGCAGTTGTTAAGTTAGAGGATAACGGTAACTGGTGGGTTCACAAGATACAACATGGTCGGTGGGACATCAGAGAGACTGCTGTTAACATCTTGAAAGTAATTAGAGACTTTCAACCTACAAGCATAGGTATTGAGCGAGGAGCATTGAAGAATGCTGTACTTCCATACCTGAATGACTTGATGAGGAAGAATAACATCTATGCTCACATACAGGACTTAACTCACGGGAATAAGAAGAAGACTGATAGGGTTGTCTGGAGCTTACAAGGTCGTATGGAGCATGGAAGGATTACCTTCAATGAGGATGAGGACTGGAGTGAGTTTAGAGATCAATTAGTTATGTTTCCTACAACAGGTGTACATGATGACTTGGTAGATGCTCTAAGTTACATTGATCAACTGGCTATAGCTAACTACAACCAAGACTACGAAGATGATGACTACGAAGTCTTAGACGTTATATCAGGATATTAATATATGGCTATTAAAAGAGGTAGTGAAGAGTTCCAAGGTTATAACAAGCCTAAGAGAACTCCCGGACATCCAACTAAGAGTCATGCAGTCTTAGCTAAAGATGGTGAAGAGGTTAAGCTGATACGATTCGGACAGCAAGGTGTCTCAGGTAGTCCTGAAGGTTCAGCTCGTAATGACTCCTTTAAAGCTAGGCACGCTAAGAACATAGCTAAAGGTAAGATGTCAGCGGCCTACTGGGCGAACAAAGTTAAATGGTAATAAGGAACATACAGTGGCTCTAACTAACGACCAATTTGATGATGAAAAGAGTACTCAGTTTGAGGAACCTACAGAGGCTGAGAAAGAACTCACCTCGTGGGTAACTCAGCACATTACTCGCTGGCGTGACCATCGTGATGCTAACTACATGGACTTGTGGTTGGAGTACGAGCGTGTCTTCCGAGGTATCTGGGCTGCTGAGGATAAGACTCGTGAGAGTGAACGCTCACGTATTATCTCCCCAGCCACTCAGCAAGCTATTGAGACTCGCCATGCTGAGATCATGGAAGCTATCTTCGGTCAAGGTGAATTCTTTGACATTTCAGATGATGTCTTAGATGTAGATGGTAATCCTCTAGATGTTGAACAAATTAAGGTTCAATTGCATGAGGACTTTAAACGAGACAAGATTAAGAAAGCTATTGACCAGATTGAGTTGATGGCTGAGATTTATGGTACAGGTATTGGTGAGATCATTGTCAAGACTGAGAAGGAGTACATTCCAGCAACTCAGGCAATTCCCGGTATTGCTAATGCAGCTGCCATCGGAGTTCAAGAGAAGGATCGTATTGCCGTTAAGATCAAACCAGTTAACCCTAAGAACTTCCTTATTGATCCTAATGCTGATTCCGTTGACGATGCTTTGGGCGTTGCTATCGAGAAGTACGTTTCCATTCACAAGGTTGTGGAAGGTATTGAGAGAGGCATTTACAAAAAGGTAGACATTACCACAGCCTCAGAAGATGAGGACTTAGAAGTAACTCAAGACTTGAAGACCTATCAAGATGATAAGGTTAAGCTCATCACTTACTACGGTTTAGTACCTAAAGAGTACCTGACTGAAGGTGAAGAGGAAGAGTATGAAGAGTTGTTCGCTGAAGGTACAGTAGCTGATGAGCACTGTAACTTGGTTGAAGCTATTGTCGTTATTGCCAATGACTCAATCCTTTTGAAGGCTGAAGCTAATCCTTACATGATGAAGGATCGTCCTGTAATTGCATACCAAGACGATACAGTTCCCGGACGCTTTTGGGGTCGTGGTACAGCTGAGAAAGCCTACAATATGCAGAAGGCTATTGATGGTCAGCTTCGTGCTCACATGGACTCACTGGCATTGACCACAGCACCTATGATTGCAATGGATGCAACTCGTCTGCCACGTGGTGCTAAGTTTGAGATTAAGCCCGGTAAGGCTATCCTGACTAATGGCTCACCTTCTGAGATCTTGTATCCCTTCAAGTTCGGTCAGACTGATGGCAATGCAGCTGCAGCAGCGCAGAACTTTGAGCGTATGCTCCTACAAGCTACAGGTACAGTTGACAGCGCAGGTATGCCTTCTAACGTACCTCGTGATGCAGGTGCTGGTGGTATGTCTATGGCTATGGCAGGTATCATCAAGAAGTACAAACGTACCTTGAGTAACTTCCAAGAAGACTTCATGATCCCGTTCATTAACAAAGCTGCCTTCCGTTATATGCAGTTTGACAGTGAGCGTTATCCATCAGTTGACATGAAGTTCATTCCAACAGCTACTTTGGGTATCTTGGCACGTGAGTTTGAACAGCAACAGATGATTGGCTTGTTGCAGACACTTGGCCCTAATACGCCTGTACTGCCGTTGATCCTTAAAGGTATCTTGCAGAACAGTTCATTGTCTAACCGTGGCGAGTTGATGCAAGCTTTGGATCAGATGTCTCAGCCTAACCCACAAGCTGCTGAGGCTGCACAGATGCAACAACAAGCTCAGATGCAACTTGCACAGGCTCAGGTGGCAGATCTGCAGTCTAAGGCTCAAAAGCAGTCAGCTGAGGCTCAAAAGACCATGATTGAAGCTCAGATGATCCCTGAAGAGCATCGTGTTAAGGTGGTTCAGGCAGCTGCAACTAACCTAGATAACGGTGATGACTTCGAGAAGCGTCTAAAACTAGCTGACATGATGCTTAAAGAGAAGCAAGTTAACCTGAAAGCTGCTGATATTGCCTCAAATGAGCGTATTGCAAGCCTTCAGATGATGACTAAACCACGTAAATAACAAAATAGTTAACAAAAGGCTTGACAAAGTGTTGTTTTTATGCTACAATAACACTATTGTTTAAGTATTTAATGGAGGGATAAGCCTTATGGCCCCTGATTTACAAAAGTATTACGAAGAAACCTTTAATACGATGAGTACTAAG